TCATCTTCAGTAATAAATATTTCTGAGATATGAATATTTTTAAATCTTAAATCATCATCAATATCTTCTGTGATAAATAATGCTGCAGTACCAAATGTAATTAGATCGTGATATAATTCAAATATTTCTTGTTGAAAATTAGATCTATTAAATGCTTGGTTTGTAATGCTTGTGCATTTTTCTAACCATTGCACCGCATCATCATTATCATTTAAATCAGTTTCAAATTCATTGTGAGGATTATCAATAATTTTGTTTTTAAATTTTAAATAAAACCATGGTGATGAAGTAGAAGTTAACATTCCATGAAGGGATGCAGCTAATAATTCTAAAGCATGTGTTGCTGTACCATCAAAAATAAATTCAGTTCTTTTATCACCCTGACTTCTTGATTTAGTAATATCTGCTTTTCTTGGCATCATATAATCGGCACACTCTTGCCAATGCGATTCCCAAGTTTGTCTTTTTGTTTTTAAAGAATTGTATCTATCAATTACTTTTTTTGATGTCGGATGAACTGGCATATTTTTATTGACCTAGTAAAGTTTTTAATACGACTGGTTGATCGGATAATCCTAATCCACCAGTTAAGTTTGTTGCACTGCTACCTCTTCGTTTTGCTTCTGCTAATGCAGCTGATGCTGCCATAGATTGAGATACTTCTGTTGTTGTCGGTGATGGTATAATTGGTTTTTGACCAGATATTTGAGATGCTACTTCACCAAAAGTTTTTGCACCAGTTAAACTTGTAATAGTAGAGATAACTGGCTTCATAATCATTCCACCCATCTTATGCTCCTAATAAAGTTTTCTTATCAACGGTTAAACTGTTGTCGTTTAAACCTTGGTAAGAAGTTAATACTGTGTTTTGCGCACCTACTTGTTTTCTTTGAATAGCGTCTAGTGCAGCTTTCGTAGAAGCTTTTTGTGCGCTATCATCATAAGCTACTGGCTTAACAGGCTCAGGTACTGGCGGTATCGCTGGCATCGACATCTTTGGCATTAAAAATCCCATAATTATTTTCCTCTATCTTCCATGTATTGAGTATTCCGAATCTGTTGTCGGAAACATTTGGCTCAAATTATTATTGTTAGGTAATTCAGTTACCGCTGTTGCTAAGTATCTGAACGCATCGCACGCATGAGACGACCAATCATGAACTGGTTTGTCATGAAATACTTTCATCTTCTCATTATATCTTCTGTGATAATGACGGAGTGCATCTATTAAAAGTTTGCAATCAATATTAATATAGCATCTAGGCAGCAACATTTTCGCTGCGTGTATGCCATCTTCTATTGGTAGCTTGGGTAATATTTTAAAATTGATCCCTAATTGATAAGCTACTTCTCGTCTTGTTTTACCACTAGAAAATTCCGTTACTTCAATGTCATGAGGTGCGTAGTGTTTGTCATATAGATATTCTTTCTTTTGAATAATACCTACATAGTGTGGCAATCCCTCACGATTGTTTTCGTAAAAATCTATTATACGAACTTGGTTTCCATACATCTGATAAAATATAATGGATGTATTATCTGCATGACCCAAGTCCCAGGCTGTATTCACTAACAACGCTGGATCGTATTCAACTTTAGTTAATCTATTTTGTTTTTCTAAATCAGCAATGATGGGACCATAAATTGATCCTTCTATGTTTGCTATCCAGTCACACTCAAATTCTTGTTTGTACTTAGAATCTCCCATCTGCTCTTTGGCAGCTTGTAATTCTTTCTCGTCTATAATTTTTGTAACACTAACTGGTGCCGTATAAGTTAACCACTCTGGGTCTTTTAAAGCGAACTGATAAATATCATAAAAGAAGTTATTCATACCATTGGGTGTTCCAATAAAGTATGCAAAGCCTTTTCTATCAGATAGTGCTGGTCTTATAATTTCATTCCAAAGTTTAGGATTAATCTGTGCGGCTTCATCTATGCACACTCCATCTAAAAATATTCCTCGTAAACTATCTGGGTTTTCAGATGATAGTAATGTTATCCTAGCGCCATTTGGCAGATCACATCTTAATTCTGTTTCGTTAAATCTTGTATTGCTAATCTTCCCTGCAAACTGTTTTAAATAATCCCATGCTACGTTCTTAGCTTGCTTATAAGTCGGTGCTATATACGCGAACCTTGGGTTTGGCAGTGGGTGATTTAGTGCGGCTCTTATTAAGTGGTTTAATATACAAACCGTTTTACCAAATCTTCGATGGCAGTTTAAAACAGCGAACCTATGTTTATCTAAGGAGTCATGTAAATGTTGTTGCTGACTTCTTGGCTCGTAATCTAAAACTATCTCCATTAATGAATACTCTGTGGCAGTTCAAATAAATCGTTAAGTGGTGTGTAATTAATATCTGCATTGTTAAGCATGTACTTTACAAACTCTATTGCAGCTTTCTTGTCGTCAAATCCATAGATGTGTAGAACAAGCGCATTGGTTTCTTCATCTACAAATACTAGCGTGCTTAAATCTTTATTTACTTTAGGCTTTTTTATTTCCATGTGTGTTTATGTGTCTGTGTGCAAAAGTCCCATGTATAGGCGAAATTGATTTGGCGCCTAGTTTTGGGGGTATAGGGGGGTCCCTAAACCATTAAAAGCTAAGCAATTTAAGCTAAATTCATTCCTCGTAGGTAAGATACCTACACTCATCTCAATGTTATCAACGCTTATTCAATATATTGTGTGTTTGTTGTGTGTTTAATTCTTATTTGAATAGCTTAATCAACTTCGAAATCCATGACACGCGCGCGAAACTTTGTTTATTTGTATTTGTTGATACGGAGTTTTCAGGCAATTCAAAGTAATCAAACAATGGTTCATGATAATATTCTGCGTACTTAAAACAATCTGGCATTATTCTTTATTTGTTTCGTCTAATAAAAAACCCCCAACATCATTTAAGACATCAGGGGTTAATTTAGTAAGATCCTTTTATTATATTTTTCTATTGATCTTTAAATTTTCTATTTCTTGACCGAGTTCTTTTTCAAGAATCTCTTTAAGTTCTTGCTCAAAAGTTTTAGGCTCAACATACTTTTCAGAATGTCTGCCAAATGATTTAGTGTCTTTATTATTAACAGTTTGCATAGTTCATCTCGTACGCATCTTCGTTGATCTTATGATCTAAAAGATTACGCTTGTATAATTCGTATTCTATTAGCTGCTGATAAACTGCTTCTTTAATTCCTTTGAAATTTAAATTCATATAAAGATCAAATTCATTTAAAAGCTTTTCATCGTTAAAAGTTGCAATGTACTCCTTCATTGTTTGAATAGAAGTGTTCATGCAACCCCCTGTAGTTGAGGTAATGTTTTAACTTTGAAACCATGATCAATATTTAATTCTTTATAAAAATTAACATGAAAATAATCAGTCTGAATGTCTGATTTGTTAAAATTATATTGATCTATAATTCCTTCTAATTCATTTTTGAATGAAGGTTCAAAAGTTACTGTTGGATGATCACAATATTCGGATTTAAATATTGTAAACTTTTTAACGTCTGAGCTATTAACCAAGTTAACATTTAAACTTCTACCGCCAGAAAATCTTTCAATAGAAACTGAAAATTTACAGTCGCTAAACTTTTTTAAGTCCTGGCGTACTAATTTAGCTATTTGTTTTATATCAAGATTTTTAACTTGTTCGTACTTGTTACCTATTAGCATAATTAACTCCCTTAAGTTGTTAAGTTAACATACTATACTATAGCGTATGCCAATCTGTCAACTACAATTAATTAATATTTAATCTTTTTTATCGTTCTCGTTCTGTACTGGTTTAGGTTGCTTCCAGCTTACAGTAATCTTAGTGTCTTGTTGTACTTCTGATTTAATCTTATCGCCAAAAGTACCGCTTAATAATTTGCTTGATAACCAACGAGAGTGATGCAGCTTTTCTCTAAGTTGTTGGAAGTATTTAGGGTCCTGAGGTTGATCTAATTCATCTCGCATTGCATCTAAATAAGAATAAGCACCAATCTCTCTTGCTTTACTAATCTTCTTATGAAGCACGTCATCTGCTCTTAATGCTTTGTAAATAGTTGTTAAAGATGGGAAGTCTTTATCTTTAGCAATTTTAGTTAAAGTTTCTCCGTTCTCTAATCTTTCAATAATTTCCGCTTCTTTGTCTAACATAATTTTCAATCTCCAAGTCTGTTTTATTTCTAAAGTTTGTTAAATTCTTTAATGCTTTAATTTTGCCTGCAAGAGTGGTTTGACCTTTACAAAGTCCACCATGATTTTTGCATCTATATTTATTTGATTTTTTTTTAAGCCATCCTTTAGCTCTACATCTAACTCCTGTAGATCTTGCCATACTTTCACATTGTTGAAGCTCTTTATTTTTACCAGGCATACTTCAATACAATGATATTTGATTTCCCTAGTGAATTTTGTCAACTTTGGCAAGCAATAACTTATTCTTCTTAAACTTTCTTTCGCAATCAAATAGAGCGTCTAAGTAGTGTCTTTTAACTTTACGTCTTTCAATTCCAAGCATTTTACCAATTTCACTATAAGAATAGTTATTTGCTCTTGACCATATAATCTGACGCTGTTCAGTTGTAAGAAGCAAAAGCAAATCAATTGCAAGTTCAAAACATTCAATCATTTTACCAGTGGCTCTTAAACGAATAACGCCTGCTCTATAGAGACCATGATCCGATTTATCGTGTATCACATCCAAGATCTTATACATTGAAGGAGCAGTAGGCTTTTTGGGACCAGGCATCAAACGATCTGCACGAGCTGCAAACTCAAATATATCAATTAGCTTCCAAGTATAGTGAAAATCAAACTGCATCTTTTTTTCTCCTATGCTCAGCGATTTCAACTATCTTATTATCTACCTTATTTTTGCGGTAGCGCTTGCCTTCCTTATCCTTGTAAAATTCGTCTAAGCCTTCTGTGCCGATAAGCTTCAAATCTTTGTTGTTATATTTGATAGTAATATTTACAGAGTTTATCAGTCCCCCCATGTTTGAGAAATTATTGTCTTTGTAATTGTTGTACTTTCTATAATCCCTATTTTGATTATATATATTTGGTCTTATTAATATGGATCTATTAGCTACATCAGTTGTAGCTATTGGCGACATCTTTCTAATTCTATTGGATTTAAGCAGTAAATTTTGACGGATCATAGAATACTCGTTAGTTGAACTTAGGCGCTTTTTACTAATGACTTTTAGGCTTTGCAGGTGAGTAACGGCGCGACTTACAGTTGATCTAGAAAGACCAACACGCTTTGCGATTGTAGCCATACGAGGAAAGCAAGTACCTGTGGCTCTATTCATGTAACAAGCTAAAGCAAAGTAAACCAATTTATCATTAGCACTTAATCGCTCATCTTCTAAAATATCTATATCGCCAATGAAGAAGCTCATTTTAAGATCTCCAAAATAGTAATGTAAATAATTCCAAGCGCGGCGACGGCAAGAAAATCCAACAAATTAATAGATTGAAAAATTTCTATCATGTGCATCTGTAGGCTAAAACTTCTAAACCTTCGTAAAATATGCCAAGCCTAGTTTCACCTTTAGTGTTCTTAAAAGTCTTAGAATAGGTTAATCTATCAAACGTCTCATGACACCCAACTCCTGACTGTTGTTTAATAGTAATCGCTGAACCCGTAACCAACCAAATAATTAAGATTGTTGAGCTTGCCACTAAGATTTAACCTCAACTGTTGCGATTGTATCATTATGTTGTCCACCATGAGCAACTAAAACAATCTTAGTTATTTTAAAACCATATTTCTCTCCAATGCCACCACTGTTCCATCCAAAAGAAATAACTTTACCTGAGGTTTTAATTATTCTTGAAATTTCTGCTTTGCATTTAGACCAATAAGAAGCATTCATTGGATGCTCAAAAGATATACCATTGCTATGATACTTTTCTTTTAATTGTCTTTGAGAATATGGTGGATCAAATACTAAAT